AGGCGCAGAGCCTGTGGCGTTTATAATGCTCCAGTGATACGTGCAGCAGCAACATCACCCGTTAAGTCTTCACCATCAAACCCAGCTGTTGAATCAATGTCCGGCGTTGTAATGCCAGTTGTCCCATTTAATATAATTGCCATATAAACCTTAACTAATAACCCAGCGTGAGCCGGTAGGGACGGTGACTGAGATGCCACTGTTAACTTTGTCGCGGCAGTTTTCAAAATGCCACCGCTTCATGCCGGTCTCGCCGCCTTGCTTGCCGCAGTGCGGACATTCTACTATTTGGTGCACGTATCCGGCTAGCTTTTTGCTCAGCAGAGCTTTTGTCAAATTGGAGGTGACTTTGCCCAGCCGAGCGGCGCGAAACTTTTGTTTATCTTCTTCCGATCGCGTCTTGCCGAGCCAGTATTTGGTTGGGTTTTTCCGTTTTGCTGCTGCGTTTTTGGCGCGAGACTCTTCAGAAAACACACGCCCCAAGTTGGGTCCCGGCTTCCCTTTCAGCGCTGCGCTCAGTTTTGCCTTTGTTTCCTCACTAAGCGGAACACCCTTGTTGCTAGGTGTTCTACCAACAGCCGCCGCTGCCAGTTTTTTCCTCGTGATATCTGAAACAACACGCCCGCGCATACGAGTAGCGATGGCGTCTCTAAAAGACTGGGGGCGCTTCAAACCGGTTACATCAAAGTGTGTTGTTGTGGCCTTAGACTGGTTCCAAAACTTCTCATTGCTGGAAACATCAAAACAGTCATGCAAGAAAATCTCGTGTTCCAATGCTTCTGCTCTTGTTGCCCACGTGGCTAACACTACTTTCCGCCCTGCTCTGGGGTTTTGTTTAAGCCAAGCCCGCAATGGCTTGCTGGAACTCATGTAAGCGTCTTTTTCTGGCAAATTTTTGCTGGAGCGCACACCGATATACATACACTGCGCGTCTACGGCCGGTGTTGTAATCATGTACGTGTAGTGGTTCACAGCACCACCCACCTAGAACCAGAACTAATAGTAACTACCACACCGTCGTCTACTGTGATGGGGCCTGTGCTCATCGCGTTTTTTCCCACGGGAATTGTATAATCCGCCGAAACTGTTTGTCCGTTCTCAATGAATACCTCATCTGCCCCGCCGCCTGTGGCTCCGCCTCCAACCGACCCCCATGCAGAGCCGTTGTATATCTCAGGCTTGGACAACGTGCTATTGAACCGCAAGTAGCCCGATGTAGGAGAACCATCTCGCTGGGCTGTGGTGCCTACAGGAAGAATCTGTGAGCCAGTAGCTGCAGTGATTGACTCTAAGTTGATCTTGGCCTGTGTCGTGGTCGTAGCCCCTGTACCGCCTTCAGTAACTTGAACCTGATCACCTGTTAGTGAAAACGCACCGGATGCTGTTAGCGTAGTAAACGCGCCTGTAGATGGGGTTGATGCGCCTACGGTAGTGGCGTTAATGGCTGCGCTGTCAATTGTTCCGCCGTTAATGTCTGCCGTTGCGGCAACTAGGCTAGCTACAGTTAGCGCGTTGATCTGGTCTACTGCCTCAACTACGTTTGTCCCGTCGCAACGCAACGCCATGGACTTGCCATTAGGTACAGAGATTCCCGTACCCGCAGAGGTCTTAAGCGTCAGCGCAAAGCCGCCAGTCGTGGCGTTCTTAATGAAGTACAGCTTAGATGCTGTAGGGCATACCACGTTGCGTGCCGCTGTGAGCGTTCCTGTCACGTTCAGGAACATGCGTCGGGCTTCGTCTGCGGCCCCGTTGTTGCTTGTTAGCGTGTAGTTGGCGGAGTCGTCATGGGCCACAGCAGCGGTCCCCGCTACGGCTGCATCCAGTAGTGCGGTCAAGCCTACGTTTACAGTATCCCCCCATGTACCTGTTAGCTCGCCCGTTACGGGGAGGACTAATCGCAGGCTATCGGTATATGAACTAGGCATTTTTTATCCTCATGCAGCTATTTGCTGCCAGTTGGGTGCTTGCGCACTGTCTACATTCTGCCAGACTGCGCCTTGTGTATCTACCACATTTTGCCAGTTTGGCGTCTGGTTGTCATCTATTTCGCCCCATACGAGCGCAAAACCTATTTGTCCGGTGCCAAACACACCTTCTGGGAACACATTTGCTCTGGCTACAACACCGGCTACCCCTATTGCGGATACGCCTACAACGCCTGTTACGGAGACCCGAATGTTGAGCAGTATTCGTACGGAGCCAATCTGGCTAGTGCCAACTACACTTGTGGGTACAACAACCCCGGTGCCCGTAACAACTACACTGCCTGTTGCGCCTGTGGCTTCAACACCAACTGCGGGGACATCCGCGCCAGCGCTAGCTACTACGTCACCAACTGCACCAGTGGCCCCAACGCCCGTAACGATTACGATCTTGGGTATGGATACAACCACGTCCCCAATCTCGCCTGTGTCCTGTACCCCTGTGGGGTAAACAAACGCTACACCTGTAACTACTACGCTGCCAATCTGGCTTGCGGCTTGGACCCCGTCAGGGAACGCAGTGGCCCCACCTGTGGCTATAACCGAGCCGACTGCGCCAGTAGCAAAGACGCCCGTAACCGGGACAATCTCGTTCTCAAGAACCGCTACGTCGCCAATCTGCCCTGTGCCTGTGACGCCGTCTACCGAGATAATCAGTAAATCAGCGCCCCACGGCGTTTGGCTCCATGCGCCGCCACCCCAACCGGAGTATTCAACGGACGAGGTCATAATCTACCCTTATACGATACGTATCAGGGCATTGCTAGCATCTGCGGTTGGCATCTGGACGGTGAAGTCACCTGCGGTACTTGTCTTATCAGCACCGAAATCCAATACAGCAATCGCACGGTTTGCCTTTGAGCTGTTGTAAATCAACGCGCCGCGTGCCGTAATAGTCGCTGTGCTCCACGTAGTATCCGCAAAGTCTACGAACGCTGTAGTGCCCCCCGAGCTAATAGCCGCGCCTGAGAGTGTGTTGCCCCCCGCCACGTAGCCCGTACCCACAACCTCATTGGTAGTAGCGTACGCGGTCGTAGCCGCGCTCAGCGTAGCCGCCGATGTGAACAACGCGATTTTAATTGTGTCTGTGTCCAAGTCATGGATGCCGCCGAACAGCTCCTCTTTGAACGACGTACACATTGCCTGTGTGATAGCCATGTCTTACTCCTTAATTTACTGGTACTCGGGCTTGCCCCGAGCGGTATGCGTCGGTGCGCAGCTTGCCGTCACCCAACTGTTTCAACAACGACATTGATGCGGTAAACATCTCTACGTATAGCTTAACCATATCAGCCTCACCCTTCATGAAGCGAATAGCCTCAATCAAAGCCCCGTTAAGCAACGCGGAGTCGAACTCCTCACCAAGCCACGTCGTTCCCGCAGTCACAATAGACTCGGGGTAGTAGCCGTAGTGTAGCTCCACCTCATAAGTCGAATCGGGTGTAGGTCCTAAGATGATGGTGTTGTCGTCAAAGTAAGCGTAGTGCTTGGGCAAGCCCGTAGACGTTGGGTTGGGGTAGGCGGCGCGGATGAAGTTCACATCCTTATTCAGCAAGTATTCATAGTTGCCACTGCCGTCCACAACCGCCAAAGAGAACGTGTACAAGAAGTCTGATGGGGTGCTCAAATACTTGTTAGCCGTAGTTAAGTTACCCGTTGAGTTTTTACGCAACGCTGGTATTTGTACGGCGTTGTATATTTTCTGCTCACACTGCTGCGTGAACATGGCGAGTTGATCCTCGGTGAACGTATTCTCCGTAATATCTTGGATATTGGCTTTCAACTCGTCATACGTCATACTAAACTCCGCTTACGCCATCGGGCCGCGAGCCATCGTGCCTTTAGTGGCTGCGCCTGTACCGCGGATTTTAACGCCCGTAGTCTTAATGCCTTTTTCGGGGTAACCCGCAGTCTGTGGGACGGGGACTGGTTTAGGCTGTCTGTAAACGGCTTGAGCTTGCTTTTTCATCGTAATTCCTTCAAGTTATCACTACTGTGACTGTACCAACAATACCTAGCGGTGCCAAGTCATTTGGCGTCTCTACAACTGTAAACCCTCGGGCCCCACCAACTGGGTTCCACCCCCACTGAATACCACGTGAGCTAAAATCCCCACCAGTGGGTGCAAGAGACTTATCTGTGCGGGGGTTGCGAAGGCCTTGTGGGTCCTCCACAGGGTACATACCCTGCATGTTCTGTGGATGATCGCCGTCCCAACAGGTTGGGCATACCATAACGTTTGTTTTTCGCGTGCGGACAATAAGCTCTTTCAACGCCTTTAACTTGTACCGCTGCCCACACCGGTCACATTCCGATATGGCATGCTTACCTGACGCGAACTTACTGCTCATACTTACCCAATAGACATGTAGCGCGGCACAAAGCGGCTAGATGACTTATCACGGTCCTCTGTTGCGGCCAACTCCCATGCCTCGTCGTACTGCTGCTTTAATACCATCAAGCGATCCATACCGCCGGGCACCTTCATAGAAAGCATGAACGCCAAACCCGCAACCATGCAATTTAAGAAACGGAATGGGACATCCATAGTGTTAACGCCTTCCCCTGCGTCTTGGATACGGCGCAAGCGCCAGTAAACCAACGTATAGGGTTGCGCAGTGTCTGGCACGGGCCAAAGATTGACTGTGGGTACTGGAGCAATACGATCGATGTAGACTTGAATCGGGCGGCCTGTGGACAGTTTGTTAGGGAGCGACGCGTAGGTAGAAACGCTAATACGAGATACCGACAAGTCCGCCTGTGTGGCTGTGTTACCTGCGCCTGTGCGGATAACGTGCTCTATTAGGTCTACGGTATCTGAAGGTAGGTTGTATGTGCCGGTGCCGGGGGTCAGTGCAATCTCGCCCGACTCTATAGTCCACATGTTGATGCCGCGGTTGGCCCAGTCTGTAAACATCAAGTTTAATGAACGACGCGCTGTGCGCAAGTCGTAGCCAGTACGCATCTCGGCACCAGCTCGCTCAAACGCCTCCTCCACCAAGTCGGTGAGGTCTAAGTTAAACGATGTGGTGCCTGATGTTGTCATGCTCTAAACCCTGCTGTCTTTTTGGCTATTTTCTTAGGCTGGGAAACAAACTGTTTGCCCTTTGCCGTACCTTCCCGCTTAGCACGGGTTGTAGCCGCGTATTCTTTACTGCTCAAGCCCTCACGAGCCTTCTTAGGTAGATACCGTTCAC